CATATTACTGATTCTTTTCTCCCTATTTATAATAATATATAATTAATGATAGGGGGGGTATAATTAATAATATATGGTATATTATATAAGAACCACAATAGATTTATTAGAGGGAAAATAGGGTATTTATAAGAAAGGGCTTGACAAATAATAAAAAGTATGCTATAATATTAACATAGTAAAGAGATTTTAAAGAATTTTAGTTTTTTTATTAATTATTAGTCGTTTTCTTGGGGAAAACGCCTTATTACTAATTAATAATTATTAATTATTCCGCAAAGGGGAAAATAATGGGTAGAAGATCTATAGAAGATACAAACAAAATAAGAGAAGCCCAAGGTTTGCCCCTACGTAAACATAAAATATCTAAACCTAAGGCTAGAAAAAGTGACGCTATACTACCGGTATCTAAGAAAGCTCGACATCAAGAGGTTCTTGCTGGTATGCTTAATTCAAAAGGTAAAAAAGTTGTTGATAAAGTACTCAACAAAGCCCTAAATGATGAAGATGATGATCAACTAGCATGTTTAAAGATAGTTATGGACAGAATACTGCCATCAGACTATATAAATAAAATGAAAGGTAACGGAAATCAAATACAAATCCACATTTCAGGCGTGGAAGATACTAAAATAAACGAAGTAGAACCAATAGACATGGAGACTATAGATGGCAAAGAATAATTTAATAGATCAGGCTTTTAAATCTGCACAAGGTTTATTACAAAGACCTGATCCGTCATTCGAACCTTCTACTATGGTTACAAAAGAGGATACTGAAAATCTTCTAAGAGCTATAAATCCTGATCAAGGTGGTTTAAGGGTTATGAATACTAATTTAGATACTCCTATGCAACCTTATGAAGCAGAAACAGTTCCTTTACCGCAAACTCAAATGAATATTGAAGAAACACGAAAAGAAATTCCTTTTAATCTATCTGAAAAAGAAATAAATAATATGCAAAACGAAGCTATGAGAGGTCTTGGTAGAGATTTCTATGACTTTCAAGATAGTATGAGAAAGGGTGGAGCAGACTTATATGATATGTATGAAAGAATTACTGGTAATAATATTAATAATACTAAAGTAGATGCTGGTACAGCAGATAGTACTAATAAAATAAGTTTTACAGATTCTCAACCAGAAAGTGATATATTTAATAAAGATGGCATAATGAAGTTTATTCCTGATGCCTATCAAATGCAAAACTTTATTAATCCAGACACTACTAAACTAACTGAATTTCATTCACTAATGCAAAATTTAGAAAATAGTAAAAAAGTAGGATGGAACGGAAAACACTGGACACCTCATAAATCAGCCGAAGAAGGTAATCCAACTATTGCTTATGGACATAAATTAACTGATGCTGAAAAAGCAGGTAATTTTGTTTTAATAGGAGGAGTTGAAGTTCCTTTTGAAGATGTAAATGAAGCAAGGGCTCAAGAACTTTATATGCAAGACTTTACAGAAGCAGAACAAATAGCACAAGGATGGTTTGGAGATGACTGGGATTCATTAGATCCTAAAGCTAAAAACTTAGCTTCAGAATTAGTTTTTAATATGGGACCAAGTGTAACTCAAGGAAAAACAGAATACAAAAAATTTAAAAGAAAAGCAATAGAAGGTAAAGGTTATCTTTCTGAAATAGGTAGAACCTACAAAAGAAAAGGTAAAGTAATTCCACTTACTCGAAGAGTAAATGCTTTAAAAAAATACGCTAGATGACAGCATTAAATGTAAAGCTTCACGATAAACAACGTGAGGTATTTGACGATAATACACGATTTAGAATTGTAGCAGCAGGACGTAGGTTTGGTAAGTCCAGGCTAGCTGCTTGGTTACTTCTTATAGAAGGACTACAATCTAAGTCTAAAGATATATTTTACGTAGCACCTACATATCAACAAGCTAGAGATATTATGTGGGGTGTACTGAAGGAACTTGGGCATGATGTAATAACATCTGCACATGAGAATACTTCTGTACTTACTTTAGTAAATGGAAGAAAAATATATTTAAAAGGAGCAGATCGACCAGATACCTTAAGGGGTGTTGGGTTGGCATTCTGTGTAATTGACGAGTATGCAGATATTAAGCCTAACGTATGGGAACAGATACTAAGACCTGCGTTGGCTGATGTACAGGGAAAGGCTCTATTTATAGGGACTCCTAAAGGACGTAACCACTTCTATGAACTATTTCAGTATGCAGACTCAGACAAGGACAAGGATTGGGCAGCTTTTCATTACTCATCCTATGATAATCCTTTAATACCTTCTAGTGAAATTGAAGCGGCAAAGAACTCTATGAGTTCATTCGCTTTCAGACAGGAATTTTTGGCTTCTTTCGAAGCTGCCTCTAGGGACATATTTAAGGAAGATTGGATACATATAGATGAAAACGAACCTGAAACTGGTAATTATTTTATTGCAGTCGACTTGGCAGGATTTATTAAAGTTGATAAAGAAGCAGCCAACAAGAATAAAAAATTGGATGAAACAGCAATTGCTATCGTTAAAGTACATGATAATGGTTGGTGGATTGCAGATGTCAGACATGGTAGGTGGGACATTAAACAAACTTGTGAAGAAATTTTTAATGCTGTTAAAGAATATGAACCTACGAAAATAGGCATTGAAAAAGGTAGTTTAAAAAATGCAGCTCTTCCATATTTAATGGACTTGATGCAAAAAAATAATTTATTCTTTCGAATAGATGACTGTACACATGGTAATCAAAAGAAAACAGAGCGCATCGTGTGGGCTTTACAAGGGAGATTTGAGCATGGAAAAGTTGTTCTTAATTATGGTGACTGGAATAATGCTTTTGTTGATCAGTTGGTTAATTTCCCAAATAGCCAACTCCATGATGATTTGGTAGATGCAGTAGCTTATATAGATCAAATACAAGTAGTAGATGTTATTTTTGATGAAATAGATGAAGAATACGAAGCACTCGATATGGTAAGTGGATATTAACTAAGGATAAAACATGGCAGAATATAAAGCACCATCACAACTAGTTTCTTGGATTCAAGGACATTGTACAGACTGGAGAGATAACAGAGATAGTAATTATCTTGACTACTGGAAAGAATATGAAAGACTCTGGAGAGGTGAGTGGGCTGCTCAAGATAGATTAAGAGAATCTGAAAGAAGTAGAATTGTATCTCCTGCTTTACAAGAAGCTATTGAAAATCATGCATCTGAAATAGAAGAAGGAGTTTTTGGTTCTGGTAATAGTCTATTTAGTATGGATGAAGACATGCAAGATAGAGATGGTAGAGACGTTCAATATCTTCAAAAGTACATGAGAGAGTGTTTTAAAAAGAATGGTCTTCGTAAATCAGTGGGAGATATCATTCTTTTAGCTAGTATTTATGGTACTGGTATTGGTGAAATTGTTATAGAAAAAATGGAAGAAAGAGTACCAGCTACTCAACCTATGCCTGAAGTAGATAGTGTTGCAATAGGTACAGTTAAAAAAGATAAAATTAATGTAAAATTAAATCCTATTAGTCCTCAAAACTTTTTAATAGATCCTAATGCTACTCATGTTAATGATGCTATGGGTGTTGCTATTGAAGAGTTTGTTTCTGCACATAAAGTAGCAGAAAATATGGAAAAAGGAGTCTACTTAGAAGCAGATTTAGGTGGAGAAGCTCAATCAGAACTAGACTTAGAAGAATCTTGGATTGATGAAGAGTATGATCATGATAAAGTTAAACTATTAAAATACTATGGTTTAGTACCAGAAAAACTTATAGATAAGCCTGAAGATGGTGTAGTAGATATAACAGAGGGAGCTTCAGATGTTTTAACTGACTATGGAAATCTTGTAGAAGCTATAGTTATTATAGGTAATGATAATGTATTACTTAAGGCAGAACGTACGCCTTATATGATGAAAGATAGACCTATTGTTGCATATCAAGATGATACAGTACCTAATAGATTCTGGGGTAGAGGTGTAGCAGAAAAAGGCTGTAATATGCAAAAAGCTTTAGATGCTCAACTTAGATGCCATTTAGATTCTCTTGCTTTAACTACAGCACCTATGATGGGTATGGATGCTACTAGATTACCTAGAGGAGCTAAATTTGAAATCAGACCTGGAAAAACCTTATTAACAAATGGATCACCTAATGAAATTTTAATGCCATTTAAATTTGGTGTAACTGATGCTTCTAATTTACAGACAGCTCAAGAATTTCAAAGAATGATATTACAAGCAACAAATACTTTAGATACTGCTAGTGATACTAAACAACCTACAGGCGGGGAACTTTCTATAACTCTTGCTACTATTCTTAAAAAGAATAAAAGAACTCTTGTTAATTTTCAAGATAACTTTTTAATTCCTTTTATAGAAAAAGCAGCTCATAGATTTATGCAGTTTGATCCAGAAAATTTCCCTGTAGCTGACTATAAATTTGTAGCTAATTCTTCTTTAGGTATGCTAGCTAAAGAAGTAGAACAATTACAATTTATTAATTTACTTAAAACATTAGGACCTAACAGTCCTGTTGTTCCTTTATTATTACAAGGTATTTTAGATAACTCTAGTTTACCTAATAAAGAGACTTTAAAACAAATGTTAACGATGTCTC